TAGCTAACATAAAGTTCCGAATAACCTGTACCAACTCAGAACAGCTAGGGGGTGCAGTAGCTACCACATATGCCCGAAGAGACACATCAAATACTTTTAATGGACAGGTGTCCATTGGTGTAGATGCAGGTCTTGTGATAGGATCAGGCAATCAAATGAATCTCTTGGTGAGCTCGGGAGATATAGAAGTATCTAATTTCGCCAGTGACAAAGATCTATTTCTAAAGGTTAGAAAAGGTATCGATCAAGAAACTGCCGTAGCAATAGATTCCAGTTCAAGAATCGTAGATATATATTCGGGAAAACCTGATAGCACAGTCAACGTTGGTGGCAGTTTGGTGGTAGCAGGTGACCTTACAGTTGAAGGAACGACTACTACTATTAATACCGCCAATGTAACTATTGAAGATAAAACACTTACATTGGCCAATGTGGCAGCACCCAGTGAAACCACTGCTACAGGTGCTGGTATAATAATTAGATCAACCGGTGCAGATTCATCTGCCTACGATAAAGAAATAGTATATAGGTCTACCAGCGAGGGGCCTCCTCCCACTGGAGTATTTGACGTCAGTGAAGATCTAAATCTCGCAGCAGGCAAACAGTTACAGATAGGTGGAGTCAAAGTCATTGATGGCAACAGTCTTGGAAGCGCAATTACCAGTCTTCCAGGTGTCACAGCCTTCGGCACGCAGAATGTTATAAATATTGGTCCTGGTGCCCCACCGGTAACCCAGATGCGTTTAGAGAACCATAGGATCAGCACGGTATCAACAAACTTTGACATTGAGCTTGAACCAGACGGCACTGGAAATGTAGCACTGATAGGATCGCCTAGAATCACAGGCATGCAGGATCCTGTGAGTCAACAGGATGCAGCCACTAAAGAATATGTAGACAGTACTGTAGAATCTAGGCCTTTGATATTCAGTATGGATTTGTCTGATGGTAAGTCTAACGCATATATTATTTCTAACGTGCTTGACAATCTTGCCCCTGTTGCTGAATTTAGGAATGGAACTTATGCAAGGATATTGTGTACTCTGATAAATCCTTCCAGCACCTCATTAGCCATAAATGCATTACCTCCCAGCATCAGCACGAATCCTTTCCTCACTGATCTATCTGGTAGTAGTTCGTTGGCAGTGACCAGTATTTCATTTCCTACAGCTACTATAGCAGCAGCAAGTGTTTCTACAACTAGAATTATTAAAACCTTCCAAATTGTGTCAGGTGCATGGACCTGGCAGACAGATTCTACTTTACCACCATAATGAACACAGGAGCGGCATAAATGGCCTATATAGTAAATAAATTTAGTGGGGCACAGTTAATAGTTCTAGAAGACGGAACCATCGACACCACCACCAGTCTGGGCCTAGTTGGTAGAAATTATGTAGGCTATGGCGAAACACAGAATGAAAATTTTGTTTTTCTATTAGAAAATTTTGCCAACGACGCACCGCCGTCGAGGCCGTTGCAGGGGCAGATTTGGTTTAACACCACCACTAATTTGACCTATGCCTATGATGGAGCAAATTGGAATCCCATAGGTGCTGCGGTGTTAAGTGCAACTGCTCCCGTTGATGCTAACGCAGGCGCACTGTGGCTAGATATCACTGCCAATCAACTGAAAATTTACACTGGCTCTGCATGGACCTTTATTGGTCCCGAAGCAGTAGCAGGATTTGGAATAACTAGGGCCAGGGCCACTTCATTAGACGATTCGTTAGGTGATCCTAGACCTGTTATAATTCTAGAAACCAACGGAACCGCCTTGGCTATTTGTACAGCACAGGCATTTACTATTAATCCGTCTAATTCTATTCCAGGTTTCGAAAACACGTTAATAGCAGGTATCAATCTTTCAACCACCGCAAAAGTCAAGGGTGACATAACAGGCAATGCCGGTAGCGCAGATAGACTCAGCACCGCTAGGACTATTAACGGCACACCTTTTGACGGTCAACAAAACGTCACAATTAAATCTTCCACTACTAACAAATTGGTCAGAGGTACTTATATTTTGGGCGCTGATTTTGACGGTGGCACAGAGATTGCTTGGAGTGTTGATGCTACTCCCTCAAACGTCATTGGTAAATTGGTAGCAAGAAATTCAGAAGGCGGATTTTCAGCAGGTACTATATCAGCTGACCTTGTCGGCAACGTTACTGGTAATGTTACAGCTAGTTCTGGTACCAGCATATTCAATGTGGTACAGGCCAACACATTTGTAGGAGCTACGCTGACAGGCAACGCTAATTCCGCTACACAGTTGGCCACACCAAGACAGATCAATGGTGTGAATTTCAATGGCACCAGCAATATCACCGTGACCGCAGAAGCCGGCACACTTACCGGTAACACTTTGAATTCTACAATTACTCAAAGTAGTCTTGAACAGTTAGGAACATTGATAGATTTAAATGTCACTAACAATGGAGTTTACATAGGCGGCAGCGGCCAACTGAGAATGTTTGTTGACTCTGGTAGACCAACCGTAAGATCCAGCACAGGCACACTTAATTTTGATATGGGACCAAGCGGACCCGATGTGTCATTTGTTGATTCTGCAACTGCACTATCGTTGGGAGGTCCTAATGCCCCTGCAATACTAGGAGATAACACCACAAACCTAGGCATAACAGGATATAAATTCAACAACATCTATGCCAACAATTTCTTAGGTAATGCCTCCACAGCCACACTAGCCACAACAGCTACGAATATAGTAGGTGGTGGAGCAGGAGCCATTCCATTCCAGACCGCTGCCGGCATCACTTCAATGTTGGGCTTGGGCACCGCAGGATATGTGTTAACTGCACAGGCAGGTTCGATAACATGGGCTCAGATCAGTAGAGAGCCGTTGCGCAAAGGTTCATTTCTAACGTTAGTCAATACCAATACCAGTGGTGCCGTAGCCAGTTATGATGGTATAGTTGATGCAACGATTGCTGTGGATGCTACCTCTGCTAACACAGCCAGCAAAGTGGTTTCTCGAGATGCCAGTGGCAATTTTGCCGCAGGCACGATTACTGCAAACTTAACAGGAAATGTCTCTGGCACAGTGTCTGGAAATGCAGGATCAGCTACCCAACTACAGACAGCAAGAAATATAAACGGAGTGGCATTTAACGGCACACAAGACATAACAATCACTGCCACAGACAATACCAAAGTTGCTCTAGCAGGCAGCACTATGACCGGGTACCTGACACTAGTCGGAGCTCCTGTGAATGCCAATCATGCTGCTACTAAAACATATGTCGATGGTAGATTGCCCCAGTACACCATTATCTCTGGATCTAGTTTCAGTATATCAGGATTTACTAATCAGGTAGGGTCATTCAACGACGGCGCCAACTACTTTGATGTGTTCCCGCCCGCAGGTAAAACCATGGCTAATATCGTGGCATTTATACCATCTATACGTGTGGTGCATTATGCCGGAGGAGTAGATGGCAACGACAGTATTAGATGTACATATTCATACCTCGGTGATAGGATCAGAGTCTGGGTGCAGAATACAGAACAGCGTTCGACACCAGCAGCTAACTATTTGGTAATTTGGAGTTAATCATGCACTTTGTATGTATAGAAAACAATCAGATCACAGGTATACAGAGTTACGAACCTGCCGTTCCTAGCACAGTGTCCGTGATCACTATCTCGGACGAGCAACACGCACAGATAATGGCGCAGACACATAGATTTGATACGGCTTCAAGAACTGTAGTGGCTGTTGATCAAGCTATTATTAGTCAAAGAGAGCAGGATAGATTAAACGGGATAGAGCGCGAGTTTTTGAATTCGACAGATTGGAAAATAATGCGGCACATCAGACAAAAAGCACTTAATGTTGCTACCAGTCTCACTGACGCAGAATACACAGAACTAGAGCAGCAGCGCCAAGCCGCGGCCGCTCGCATAGTTTGATAAGTAATAATAATGACTAGCGGAGTAATTAAATGGCATATCAAGTAGATAAATTTAACGGTGCTTTTTTTGTATCTGTAGAAGACGGCACTATCGATACCACCTCGGATCTTAGATTTGTAGGTAAGAATTATGCAGGCTACGGCGAAGTACAGAATGAAAACTTTCTACATCTTTTAGAAAACTTTTCCAATACCACTGCACCTCCTAAGGTAATCACAGGGCAAATCTGGTTCGATAGTGCTAATAAAAAGTTAAAATTCTATGATGGCTCAAGATTCAAATTGGCCGGCGGAGCAGAAGTCAGTACTACTGCACCCAGCGGTCTAAGCACTGGTGATTTTTGGTGGGATTCCGCAGCCAAACAACTGTATGCATGGACCGGCACAGATTTCGCACTGATAGGACCAGAAACCAGTCCAGATCTAGGATCGTCTATTGTATCTGCAGCAGTGGTCAAAGGCACGGTAGGCACAGCAGTAGGACCACACACAATACTAAAAATAATAGCAGATGACAAGGTCATAGGAATTTTCAGCAAGACAGCTTTCACTTTAGATAATGCTCAGAATGCCATAGATGATTTCACAGTCATAAAGAAAGGATTTACCCTTGCTAAGTCACAGACTGGAATCAGCACTGATGACTATGTAATGTGGGGTACAGCTAACAATGCAGCTCGTCTTGGTGGATTTGCCGCAGATCAATATCTAAAATTAGGTGAGAATTCATTTACCGGTGAGGTAAAATTCTTTGATCCGGGTTTTACTGTTGGTGATGGCAATGATCTTAGACTGCGTGTTGAAGGTGGAGATGAAGTAATAGTTGAAAATCGACTGGGAAATCCCATAACATTTAGGATAACTGTAGTTGAAACCACTGATGAACGAGACGTCGCGGTAATAAACAGCACAGGAGTTGTGCCCGGAAATGACAATTCCTATGCACTAGGGGCTAGCGGAAGTCGTTGGAGTAATGTATATGCTACTGTTCATACCGGTAATCTAGTAGGAAATGTTACTGGAAACTCCCTAGGTGCACACACAGGCAATGTGCTGGCCTCAGACAACACAGTAATGATAAATGCCGCAACTAAGCAGATTGGATTTGCAGGAGCGAATATTGTAGGAACACTTACAGGGTCTGTGACCGGCACAGCTAGCGCAGCTACCAATGCCAGCAGATTGAACGATTTAGATCCTAGTGATACGGTACCAGTTACTGCGATAGCTACTATACCTGTAAGAAATACTTCAGGAAATATACTGGCTAATCAATTTGTAGGTATCGCAGATAAGACTGACAAGACATTCATTGATAAAACTGATGCTGTAGTAGATCCTGCATGGAATGATGCAGTGACTAGTACCAAGTATAGGACAGCTAGACTAACTGCTACTGCATACAGCATTGCAGCAAGAGATGCTAGTGGTAATATCGCAGCGGTGCTGTTCCAAGGAACAGCTACATCAGCACGGTATGCAGATCTTGCAGAGAAATATCTAGCTGACACAGAATATGAAGTTGGCACTGTAATGGTCATAGGGGGTGCAGCTGAAGTTACTGCATCTAGCTACGGTGAACTAGCCATAGGAGTGATCAGCGAAAATCCAGCATACATGATGAACAGCGAGCTAGAAGGCGGAGTTTACGTGGCACTTAAAGGTCGAGTACCAATCAAGGTTAATGGACCAGTACGCAAAGGAGATAGATTAGTAGCTGGCGATCGAGGCTGTGCCCAAGTGGCCCAAGATAGATTAGATATATTTGCTGTTGCTATGGAATCAAGCAACGACAATGCAGTAAAATTGATAGAAGCAGTGGTGCTGTAACATGACATCCGGAACACAGATCTTAGCTGCACAATATGTAACTATACAGGACAAAGCACAGTCGTTGTTAGGCACAGGATCAGAGACCAGGGGATACGGTCAAACAGTACAGAGTGCAGATGTATTCACCGGCAATGCTATCACGAAAGCCCAATGGGATCTTTTAAGATATGATATTATTAATATCCGACTTCACCAAGACGGAACTATACCTAATACAGCTTCAATTTCTGTAGGTGATCCTATAGGATACGGAGCAGGCTCACCTAACACCAACTATGACTCCCTATTAGAAACAGCCATAGCTAATAGATTTAGATTAGATAACAGCCAGGCAGTTATAACTGCCAAGGGATCTGCAACTTACACATCACCGTGGTCTACCAGTCTTTCGGCTACTTTAACATTAACATTCACAGACAGTAATGAAGCTAGGTATTTTTTTAACAGTGGCGGTAAAATTAGATTTACTACTTCACTTACAGGAGGTACGACGACTCCTCAGTATACAGCTTGGGTGAATATATTAAATTCTATTGGTACAAGATCTTTCGGTGCAGACACTGACCCACTTATAACATATTACACTTTGACAAATACTTTTCAAACTTATTACGCTAATTTTGCCAGCAGCCCATATTCTAATAATTCATATATTCTAGAAGCCAGAACTGATGTAGCTAACAACAACACTGGGACTGCTACTCAATTGTTCCTGCGGGTGACCTTGGCAGATAGCTACGTAGATCCAGATGCTGCAACCGGTAACGTAGAACCGCCCGGGGATTCAGTGAATGGTACATTAACCATTGCAGTAAGTGAATTAAAAGCCGCAGGAAGTTTACAACCTTCGGGTTCTTTCACTATTATCAGTCCTACATATTCACTTTCAGCCATCAGCGGCAGTTGATTCTGTAAATAGCATACTTGATACAAAAAGACAATTATGGCCGTAAATGACAAAATCCGTGTAGCAGACTACAATTCTATCAGAAGCACTGTGGTCAATGTTTTAGGAACAGGTGCAGGTCCGTTTGGATACGGACAAACACTAAACAGTTCTGAGGTTGCAGAGGGCACTAGACTAACTGTCACGCACATTACTCAATTACGCAATGACATAATCAATGCGTGGACGCACATTTTTGGCACAGCACCTACGCCGGTGACAGTCGTAGAAGGCGGAACTGTGATATTCAATTCCTCTACCGCTCCTATAGATTCATACACAGCCATTGCCAACACTATAAATTCAAATAGATTCACGGTAGCCGCGAGTCAGTCAGCTGTAAATATTCCGTCGGCACCTTCTAGCACTACCTGGCCAGGAATATATGGTGCAGATTGGACCAGCCTTATACAGTGTACGGTCACTGCTACTTGGCCCGATGCTAACCAGGCTAGATATTTTTGGAATTCAGGCGGACAGATCAGATTCACAGCATCTCGAACTGGTGGTACCAGCAACAGTCAAAATAATACATGGACATCGATCCTGACCAGTGCAGGCACACAGACATTTGGTGGTAATAATCCAGGCACTGGTGTAAGTCCTAACGATGGTCAAAATTGGTATAGATGCACTAACAGTCGCCAATTATGGTATGGCCTCAGCGGGTCTAGCCCATATGGATCTAACACATATAAGATATATGCCAGAACCTTGGATGCTAGCCTTGGCAACAATTCCACAGGTACAGCTAGTCAAGGGGAATGGCATATAGAATTTGTTGATAATTACGTTGATCCCGGACAGCATCCTTCTAATCCGGTACCAGACACCGTGGATTCTGTTGACGGAACATTTACTGTATCAGTTAGTTTAGTTTATGCCACCGGAATTCTAGTACCATTGAGTCTAGGTAATTTTTCAGTAACACTTCCTATAGTAACTATCACAGCCATAGCACCATAATTTTTCCTGTGATTTCATCAGCCACTAAATAAAGTGCGCAGATAATCGAGGAAAAATACATGCAAGATCAACTGAAACAAGCTCTAGAATTTGCCAATTACAGGCAGACTTTTTCTATCCAACGAAAGATTCTCAAAGAAAAAATTGCGGCTAAATTGACACTGGGTTATAATGGGGGGCTGTTCCATATTGATAGAACACTTTTATCCTTTGTAGAAATGCTGTTGACCAAAGGAAGAGTCAATGGAGTGGTGTTGTTAGATACAAACGAAAATCCCATATTGATTGAGGATTTAGAAGCATTTAAAGATGAATGTTTTAATAGATATTTTGAAGCTACAAACGAATATTTTGAACAAGATCAAAATCTTAAAAAAAGTAGATCAGTAGAAAAGTTATTAGAACAATGACCAAAGGTATATTAATCTACGCTCATAATAATCGCACCGTCGATTACGCATTAATGGCGATCATCTCTGGAGGGTTAGCTAAAAAATATCTCGGACAACCGGCGTCGTTGGTCACTGATCAAGCCACTATGGATTGGATGATAGAATCTAAAATTCACGATCGCGCTCAAACTATTTTTGAACATATTTTTGTAGTCGCTAGACCTGAAACAAATAATTCTAGAGGATTGCATGATGGTACAGAACGCAGTGTGGTGCAATTTATCAACGGAAATAGGAATTCAGCCTACGACATCACTCCATATCAACGAACACTTTTGATTGATGCAGATTTCCTTATATTTTCGAATAGACTGGCAGAATATTGGGATGTAGACAGTGATGTTATGATTGGAGAATCGATTAACGACATCTACGATAACCAACGGATGGGGTACCATGATCGATATGTTTCTGACGTGGGCGTTAAACTATATTGGGCCACTACGGTGATGTTTACAAAAAATCAATTTTCAAAAATGTTTTTTGATCTGTTGCGTCACGTCAAAGACAACTATCAATATTACGCAGACGCATATAGATTTGATTCAAAACAATATAGAAATGATATTGCATTCAGCGTAGTCAAGCATGTATTACAAGGATTTGAACAGTCGCCAATGGGATGCTTACCGCCAGTCTTAACATTACTAGACAGGGATATACTGCACTCAGTAGATGCCAACAGGCTAACTTTGCTGGTGTCTCCGAAATTAGATGCGAATTATTGTGCAGCTGCGATACAGGATATTGATATACATGTAATGAATAAGCAGAGTATAGTAAGGCATAGTGATAAATTGTTGGAACTGATATGAAGTTTGGATATCTACTTGTAGTAGCAGAACATGAAACCATAGATTATCTAAAGTTGGCCTATGCATTGGCATTGAGCATAAAAAATACCCAGAAACCTGGATTTGATCAAGTGGCCTTGGTAATAGATAATAAACAAAAACTTTCGAAACTAAACAGCAGTTGGGTGTTTGATCATGTAATAGAATGGAGTCAAGAGACATTCTGGGATGGCAGATCATGGATGGATCAACTCACGCCATTCGAATATACCGTATGCCTAGATGTAGATATATTGTTCATGCGTGATTACAGTCATTGGGTTGAATACTTCATCGAGCACAGCGAATTATATGTGGCTAATAAAAGTTATACCTATAGAGGTGAGCTTGTGATAGATAAGCATTATCGTAAAGCATTTATCAAGAATGATTTACCTAATCTTTATAGTTTATACACCTTTTTCAAAAAAGACAGCAAAGTAGCCAGAGAATTTTTTGATCTAGGAAGAGATATTATAAAAAATCCTATAGAATTCTCAAATGCTTTTTTGCCAGAATACAAACCTCGTGTTCTAGGTACAGACGAGGCTTTTGCATTAGCAGCTAAAATATTAGATATTGCCGATGATATTGCGTATCCCCTAGAGTTTCCTAGAGTGGTACATATGAAACCTATGATACAGAATTGGCCATGGCCTGCTGATTGCTGGAGTGATCATGTGGGATTTTATCTCAACAAAAAAGGGCAATTGAAAATAGGAAACTATCAGCAGTATGACGTTGTTCATTATGTTGAAAAAGACAAAATCAACGATGAGATGATTAATATTCTTGAGGAAATTACATGGAAGAAATAGAAGATTTCGATAGCTGGTTTACAAATTTTAAATTATCACCTGTAAAGTTTGTAGCGGTGTTTAATCCTGATACCGGCGAAGTGATCAGTGTAGGTCCCAGTCATGCTTTCAAGGATCAAAAACATAAGATTCCTGTAGACAAAGAACTGGCGGAATCTATAATTAATGCAGAAATTAGAATTGACAATTGTGTAGTTGATATGAATTCTAATACCTTGGAAGTTGCAGAAATAAAAAGTGTATATAAAATAGATGATGTTTTACATAGAATCATTTCCAAGAAAGATTCTGAAATAAAAAAACCAGACATCTATATCAAGTATGACTCAAAACTCGCGGTCCTAAAAATTGAAATGTCTACTGAATTTGGTGGAACACGTAAAACTAGAGCCGGAATAAAGAAACGGAATATTGTGTGGGATGGCGACACCGAAATGCAATTTTTTATTACTGAATACAATGATCCGAACTTGCTCTTTGAGGTAGTTACTGTTACAATCAATGATCTTATAGGGAAATACAAGTTGATCACAGATTTTAATTATCCTAAGTTCAGTGTATATACCAGAAGATTATTTAAAAATTATGTGATTGAATATCGATGAAAATAGTTGAATTTGACATTGTTTTTTTAAGTTATGACGAACCAAACGCTGAATTACACTATGCAGATCTCTGCATCAAAGCTCCTTGGGCAAAACGTGTGCATGGCATTAAAGGCAGCGACCACGCACATAAGGCAGCGGCTGAATTGTCATCAACTGATTGGTTTATCACTATTGATGCAGACAACATCGTAGATCCTAAATTTTTCGATCTTGATCTTGATATGACAGATCCTAAGATACAGGTATATGGATGGTGCGGACGTAACAGCATCAACGGGCTACGATATGGCAATGGAGGAATAAAAATTTGGAATAAGAAATTCGTTCTGAATATGCGAACACACGAAAATGCAGTCAGCGATAGAGCTCAAGTAGATTTTTGTTGGGAAGATGGTTATCGAAATTTTCCTCGGGTCTATAGTGACAGTGTGATCACAGGTTCACCGTTTCAAGCATGGCGAGCAGGATTCCGAGAAGGAGTCAAGATGACATTGCTAGACGGGGTGCGTGTCCCGCAACAAGAAATCCAAGAACGTATTTGGTGGCATAACATTCATAGACTTCGAATGTGGTCCACAGTAGGGGCTCACGAGGACAACGGATTATATGCTATTCTTGGCTCACGCATGGGAGCATGGATGACTAACTGCACAGACTGGAATTATATTCAGGTACGAGATTTTGAAATTCTCAGAAATATCTACGAACAAAGTGTTAATCATGCATCTGTAGAAGAAGATGCAAAAGATCTGGGATTCAAAATTAAACATAGGCTGGGCTTAGATTGGCCCTGGCTAGATGCACAACAAAGCAGATACACCCTAGACCTATACGACGAAACAATAAATTTAGGGTTGACTTATTTCAAACAATAATGTACGATATTATTTTCATCAGTTATAATGAACCAAATGCAGACTCTAACTTTGCAAAACTGAAATCTAGGTTTCCAAGATCTCAACGAGTTCACAATATCAAAGGCATACATCAAGCACACATCGCGGCTGCTAATAAATCTTTTACTAAAATGTTCTGGGTAGTAGACGGCGATGCAGAAATAGTTGACTCATTCAATTTTGATTACATTGTTCCCAAAGAAGATGTCGAATGTGTGCATGTTTGGCGCAGCATAAATCCTATAAATGATTTACAATATGGATATGGCGGAGTTAAGCTATTACCAAAAACACTTACGCAGACTATGGATGTATCTAAACCAGATATGACCACCAGTATCAGTCAGTGGTTCAAGGCCATGCCAGAAATCAGTAACGTCACAGCATTTAATACCGATCCGTTCAATACCTGGAAATCAGCGTTCAGAGAATGTTGCAAATTAGCCAGCAGAACCATAGACCGTCAAGACGATGTAGAAACACAACAGAGATTAGATGCATGGTGTAAATTTAATGACAGTGTACCTTTTGGGTTTTATGCATTTCTAGGAGCTGAGGGTGGCAAGCATTATGGTGAAAATAATCAGAACAATATCGAGGCATTAAAATGTATAAATGATTTTGATTGGCTGGCTACTGAATTTTCTAGAGTCAAGGAACGACTACGTGGACGATAAAAGTAGAATACAAAAGTTCATTCCTATAATGAATGAAATCTCTCCAACATTTTGCCTAGCCAAATGGCATCACACAACCATCTATTTACAGACAGGCGAAACACACAGTTGCTACCATCCTGCTCCGCATAAAATTCCTCTAGATGAAATTGCTGTTGATCCTAGTGCATTGCACAATACCAAAGAAAAAATCAGCCAACGTGCTGAAATGATTGCAGGCGAAAAACCTCCTGGATGTAATTATTGTTGGAACATTGAAGCGTTGGGTGAAGAATATATATCAGACAGGCACGAACGTAATGCCAGTATCTTTACAGAACAAAGATTAGGAGCTATTAAAACCAATCCTCTAGCTCCGGTAAATCCGCAGTACATAGAAATTTCATTTGGTAACGAATGCAATTTCAAATGCGGGTATTGCCATCCCAAGCACAGCAGCGCATATTATAAAGAAATCAAAGATCATGGTCCGTATACCATGGTCAAAAATCATCGCAATGACATTGACTGGTTTAAAATATACGAAGAAGAAACTAATCCCTATGTGATCGCTTGGTGGAAGTGGTGGCCAGAAGTTTCAAAGACACTGACTATCCTAAGAATCACCGGTGGGGAGCCATTACTGCAATCCAGCACATGGAAGTTATTAGATGACCTGTTAATTAATCCGCTGCCCGATCTTGAATTAAACATCAACACAAATTTTGGAGTTAAGCCAATACTAATTGATAGACTAGTGGAAAAAGTTAATAATTTAATTGTCAACGGATGTATCAAAGATTTTAAAATTTTTACCAGCATGGATACTTGGGGTGCCCCTGCAGAATACATTCGTACTGGATTGGATATAGCTGTATGGGAACAAAATTTAGACACTTATCTAACTAAGACTCATTTACCTATCACGTTTATGTGTACCTTTAATGTTTTAACGGTAACAAATTTTCAAAGTCTGTTAGAAAAAATTCTAGAATGGCGTGAGAAGTATAATGGCTTCGATCAGAACAAATGGCAGCGTATACGATTTGATACCCCCTATTTGAAAGAGCCTCTGCAGTATGATATGAATATTCTACCTAAGGCAGAATTTATGCCCTACATGCAAAAGCATCTAGACTTCATTCTAGCCAATTTAGACGATAAAAACCGTAGCAAATTCAACGACTTAGAGTATGAAAAATTTCTAAGAGTTGTGAAATACATGGAATCAGCTATCTATACCCCAGAACGACTAAAAGAGGGGCGTAGAGACTTCTTTAATTGGTTTACTGAATATGACCGTAGGAGAGGAACAAATTTTCTGGAAACGTTTCCAGCTATGGCAGATTTTTACCAGCAATGTGCTCTGACCTAAATCGCTTGATCTTATCGTGCAGTGTGTCGTAAGGCCTCATAAAGAATAAATTCCTATTATGTTCTAGGATTGGTTTATGCTTATCAAACAGCCATCGAAGTTCTGTGATAGATTTGGATAACAATTTATCTACACTCTGAGCGAACATTTGCCATCTTGCGGTATCATCGAGAATTTGATCGTACTCATAATCTATCCAATCTGGTAGAATGAATCCATACTCTCGGATATCCGAGATTAATCCGGAATACCCATACGGTAATATAAAATGTCCTTTAATTAATGGATCCCAAGTTTTTTCTGTAATTGTTTTTGTAGAGATACCTGTGGTTATGGTTTCTGTGTAGATACTAACAAAACTGGCATTATAAAAGCGGTTGGCTACCGGAAACCACGTACCGCCCTGCCCACCTAAAATATGATTGACCAGTTTTGATTCTTCAGGTTCTAATGCCACCCCTTTTTGAGGGTCACTGATAAATCCGTTGCGAAATTCTAATAATTTTTTAAGTCGGAGCCTTGCACGTATTCGTGGATGATTGATAGTGTGTTCATCGTCGTAGTATATCCTGTTCGGGGATAAAAACTGTTTAAGTTCTCCTTTTTTCTCAATAGCTGTGAGAGTATACATATTAGATGTAGTACCCCAGGTCCAAGTTCTTTCATTGAGATCATAATTGGTATAGTCAGTGAAATAGCACTTACTACGATTCCATAAAATGTCATAAAAAATTTGATTTTTATTTTCTCGGTTAGAGTGAACAATCACGACATTATCAGTTAACTGTTTCCATAAATCTATGTGATAGTCATGAGACTGTTTTATATCAGTTGCCTCATCGATGTGAAATAAACTTATAATTGCTATAGTTTGGTTGGTGTAATATGGACGTATACAGTCTATTTGTTTTTGTATTTCTGATATACCGTATTTGCTTAATACTGCTATGACGTCGGCGTCTTGCATTCTATTTGTGAAAGACCATAAATTTTTTTCTAAATCAAAAGGAAGGAAATGTGCCTGATAGCTAGCCATTAATTCATCAATGATAGGACGTCTATAAATTTTCATATAATTATATGTTGTTCGGCATCTTTGATTAAACATTCTCTCAATAATAATTTTAATTCATTGTCCGGCAACTCGTATATGGCAAATCTTCTTTTAAATTTTTTAATTTGGTCGTGAATAAAATTATTTAGGTTGGCATTTGAAATTTGAACTTTTTGTATTGTGGTGTTTTTAAACTGATATTCAGGGAATATTAATTTTAAAAAATCTAAATGATCTAGCGGTGTGGCATGCCCGTCGTCGAAATATGAGTCGTACGATAATTTTTGAGGTTTAAATTTATATGCATGAACGTCATTGTTCCAGAGAACTTTGAAAAAGCTCGGCATGTGTAAAATATCTTTGTACATGTTGCATATCTGCAGATAATGATCTCTAACATTTTCCGGAACACCATGTTTCTCATTGAGAT